TATATTTTAAGGTTAAGAAAACCCCGCTTATTAGGCGGGGTAATCGTTATTTAAGGTCACTCTTAATAGCGTCAACATATGTTGTAGACGAGGTGCCACTATTGTGAGTTATCCTTACATTATCTATATACGATGGGATATTAACTGTAAATAGTGTGTAGGAAGATGGACAACTAACTTGATAGCTACTTGCTTCATTGTAAGTGTTACCTTTATACATATTTATATATATACTTGGGTTAACAATACCAGATTGGACTCTTGCTATAAATGTAAAAGTGGTATTCGTTAAATTAACTCGAACATGGCCAGGATTTCCATATGACTCCGTAGTTAACACAATTCTGTAAATTCCACCATCTTTAGCGATAGTTGCTCTTTTGTCAGACAAGGATATAACGCTATTATCTATAATGTAATCGTTCTCCGCACCAAGGAAATAATATTTATATGGCGGTGTAGCCCTATACACAAGCTGACCCCCTACATACGCTTCCTTTACCTCTTTACTCCCTACATAGGGCTTTATACCTGTGTTTCCGAAAGAAATACCCATAGTTATTCCTCCTTATTTCTTGCTCTCAACCAAGAGCGTATTTATTGCCAATAGGATGTTCCTTAACCTTGCCTTTGCTTCTCCAATATCCTCACACTTCATCAGTATTTCGATAATATCGTCATGCAGCCCTGACAAGATTTTTCGAGTTCGTCTGTCCATTATTTAACCTCGTCTTTCCATAAGTCCATTTTTGCACCGCAGTGTGGACAATAATCCGTCTTTGCACCAAATCCAATCTCGCAAGCGGAGCAATACTGAATATTACCAGCAGCTTCGCTGTGGAAAGGCATCCACCGCCCACGCCTTTTCAGCATGACAAGTATGCACTTCATACTCTTACCTCCTGCTCCAACAACTTCAACGCATCCCTGATAGCATAATACATATGTGCTTCCGCAGGGCTAACCATCCCCCGGTCACACTCATGCAATATAGAAAGGCATCTCGCATTTTCCAACAGTTCTTTTGCTTTAATAATGTTGTCAATCATATGCTTATCCTCCATGTTCCCACCCACCATCCCTTAATCTTATTTAAGACTCCGTTACCAAATACAGAGTAGTTGCAACAGGATTAGTGGGCAGCGCACTCACCACCTGAATTGCCGTGATATTCTGAATGAGGGGAGCAAGGTCGGAAGCCTTTGCATAGAAACTTGCAGCCTGACCATTCAGGTTACTTGCATTGTTGGCACTCGTAGCAGTAGTAGCACTATCCGCAACCTCCGCAGCATGAACCTTACCAGTAGCACCGGAACCCACATAGTCAGAGGTTTCCATATAACCCTCAAGGTTAACGCTTGCACCGTTAGTCACAATGGTCAGTACACCACCGGCCTGAATAGCGATGATATTAGAGTTAATACGGAACGCATAATCCGGCAGGGAAGTACCGTCAGGCAGTCTTGCAGTAACATTCTGCCCATCAACCGTAAAGGTATCACCAGTACGGAAGTCACCAGTAGCGGTAAAGCGCAGAACAGGAACACCAGCGGTGGCACGAACAATAGCGTGGAGAGTGCCGGACTTATTGTGCGTTGCGCTGGTAACACCTGCACCCTGATTGGCTTTCATAGCTTCATCAATCTCATCCCAGTTAGGGTTAATCTGAGTGAGCGGGTTAAAGAGGTCAGTACCCTCAACCTTTTTAAGCTGATAATTAGGTGTATTAGTCATAATACATTACCTCCTTATACAATGATATTCTTACCATTCATGGCAAGCTGGCTGTATGTGAACTTGAGAGCAATAAGAGCATTAACAGTTTTCTGACGAGTGATAAGTTCAGTAACCGTAATACCATCAGTAGCATGAAGCTGTGCAAGATAGTCAAACATCTCCTGAACTGTTACCTTTTCACCAGTAAAATAGTTAAGCACCTTAATGCCGATTATTTCAGAAGCGATACTCTCGAAAATATATTCATTGTTCTCGCTGATTTTCAAATCCATAATATCCTTAAGGCTTTCGCCAAGGTTATGAATCTTAGTGTCCATCTCCTCAAGAGATGCAGCGGTGGTATCAGCAAGGTCAATGATGCTTGCATTAAGCTCGTTGTAAAGCTCCTGATATTTACCATCCAGCTTATTGTACTGCTCTTGCACCTGCGCTTCAAATTGTGCAATCTCGTTACGCATATTGTCAAGGGCTTGCTGAATAGCTTCTTGGTCGATTGCATTAACCTCTGCGATTGTTTCCTCCAGCTTCTTATACAGCTTGCTCACCATTTCAAGGTACGACAAGCTATCGTCAAAAACCGTAGGCAGCACAGGGTTAAAGTTCCAATAGGGCAATGGAGTAATCATTTAATACACCCCCAAGAAACATTGATTTAGGTCTTTATCGTTCATCAGCAAACGCACAACGCTGACCACATATCTACGATATTCGTCATACAGTTTGCCTACACTGACCCCATTATAACCGCTGACCAGCTTAACATAATCCGTTTCGGTCTTGCTATCCACAGTGCCGTTAGCATTAACCGTATTGTTGTTAAGCGTAGCAGAAGAAGCATATACATTGTTCTCTATCTCGTTCATCTGCACAAGGCCATCAGCAGGGGTGCTTTCAACCGATTTGCTGTTACCGTTAGTATTAGAGTTGGAACTTGTAGTGCCTACATCAGACTTATCCAGTGTTTCCTTATACTTATAATTCGTGAGAGGGTCTATTTCGCTCATGGCCATTTTGAACATACCGTTATAATACGGCATAATCTCGTTAAGCGTGTTACCAAGATATAGGTCAAATTCTCCAACTGTTTCAAACCCTATCTCACGCATCCAAAAGTGATTAAGGATATACTGATTAAGCACCGGGCGGTAATTCTCATCAAAGATAGGATAAGAGTTAAGGGCATTAAGTTTATAACCGCTTTCGATAATGTACCGCAGTTCGGTTGTGTATTTACTCATTACCCTCACCCTCTTTCTCTACCTTAAGTGGCTCAGTTGTAAAACTCTGTGTAGACTTCAAGGTTTCCATCTGATACTGCGTGAATGGGTCATCCATATCAACCAGCGTAGAAGTGGGCTGACGGAAGTTAACCTCAATGTTAAGACCGAACATATTATTGATTTTTTCAGCAGCCTGTCTGCGCATGAGTAGAGGGCTATATCTGTAACTCATGCTTTCACTCTGCGCTGCTTTAACCTCACCTGCAAGAACACGCTCAGTCTTTTGCGTAGCTTCCTGCGTTTCATAGCCAAGGTAAATCATAATCTCGCCCATAATGTGCCTACGCATTTGCGTAAGTTCTTCACCCAACCATGGGGCATCAGTTTTGAGAACCGTAAAGCTATCCTTATCCACGCTTTCATCAACCATCATAAACGGTTCATTTCCTGCATACTTCAGCCAAATGTTTTTAAGGGTAAGTCTTTGCTTATCTGTACCCTTAAATAGCACCGGTGTTTTCTGCGCAAGGATATTAACTCGTCTTGCTTGGTCAATGTCGTAAAGCTGTTCAGCGTAGTAGTCCAGCCAAGGGAATGTTGGAGATTTAATCATGTTGTTATAAACTATGACAGAGCTCTCCATCGTTAGCTCCCTCTGATACCCATTGATAGCCCACACCCTATATTGAATGGGGTCATTATAGATATTGTAGTCACCGTTAATCATAGCCGGCAGGAAAACATAACGCTGTGCAACATCATCAAAGAAGAAAGCACCCATAGCATATTCGTTAAGGGTCATTTCCAAGAACCGTTCATCAATCTCTTGAGGGAGATTCTCCCACTTAAATCGTGCCATAGCCAGTTCATGCAGCCTACCACGATATAGGGAATCTAAGATTGAGTTGGAGAATAGCGCAGAGTTGCTTTCATTCTTTAAAGGAACAAAAGGTTTATTCTTTCCCATGCTTTACCTCCTTTCAAGAAGTAGTAATAATGGGATTATCAAGTGTGCCGTAGTTAAATGTACCGTTATGCCAAAGGGTTACACCGGTATCGAACATCTTTTTAACAGTTTCAATAACATTAGCAGGACACTCGCCAATAACATTGCATCCGATGGTTTGAACAAAATCCCAGTTTTGACGGTTGTGCAGCTCAATATCCTTTAAGATAGATACTTTATAACCATATTGACTAAAGAAGTTGTCAATGATTCTTGCATACTCTGTTCTAATTGATACACAGTTTGCATAGAATCCGCTCTTACCGCTAATGGCATTTGCATCGCTGCTTTCTATTGTACCATTCAAATTATTGGGTATGTGTTCAGCCTGTGCAACCTTAGATAGAGAACCAAGAGTTGCAGTTATACCACCAGCAATAGCAAGTGGATTACCTGTTAGTCCTCCGATTGCTAAAGTTGAAAGTCCTGCACCGAACTCTGTGGCCATAGTATATTTATGCTTTGCCAGCCAATCCTGATACCCATTATTAACCCAAGGCAGTACAGGAAAACCACTTAAAGATACTTGGTCTTGAATGTCGATATTGTTTCCAGCGTAATTTTCCATTGTAGCAGAAAGTGTCGGTCGCATACCAAAAGGATGAGTAATCTTAAAGAATCCTGTTGCACCACCTGTGCCCATTCGCTCATATCTAAAAGTTTTTGCATCACCACTTGAGGATATGATGTTCAAGGCACAATAGGGGTAACAGTACAATTTATTGTTTCTTGGTACAATAGATAAAGTTCTTGCAGGATATGCACCAAGGCTTTCAATCGTGCTGTAATTGTCCCCCACTTTTGTTACAGTAAAAACTCCAACGATAGCATCAAGTTGTGCAGCTTTAGTGTAAGCATCTATAATTGCTTGAGCAGCAGTCATAGAAGAAGCATTGTTAGCCCTACCACACTCAATCCAGTATACAGGAAATGCAATACCTCTCACAATAGAGGGGGCTTGTATATGAGCCGCAACTCCCTCACCTAACTCTTGTTTAATGTAATCAGGTATTCCAGTCATTGCAATAATAACTCGCATATCCTCTGGCTTGAATAAGGTGTAGGAATGAGCGGTTGTTACATAGTCACCTGTTTCCAGTCCCTCATCAAGAGTATGCGCTCCAATAGCATCATTGCTTACAGTTTCACGCTCAACAAAACTCTTATTAAAAGTAAGGTCAAACTGCCAGCTTGCCCACACATCCTCATCCAGTATAAGGGCAGTACTTTCAGGAGAAAGATACCTCATATCACTGACGAAAGCGTAAAACCACTTATTACCGTACCTATGATTTTGATAAGCTACATAGTTAATATGATAGCAATTCTCCATCTGTCGTTTAATCCGCAGTTCTCTCGTTCCATCAATAAACTGAAAGTCTGTGTAAGTAGCAACAGGTACTTTATTAGCAAAGAACTGATTCTGTTCTGTCACACTATCCCATTGGAGAACATTCTGATAGGTAGGGTCACAGGGAATACCACTATACAGTTTTACTATCGTATTAGGTGTTACCATTTTATCCCTCCTTAAAGAATTAGGTGGGGCAGGTGGTTAGCCCACCCCACCATAAGATTAACCAACAGTGATAGTGCAGGTAGCAGTCTTGGAAGTATCCTGAACGGAAGTGGCAGTAACAGTAATCTGATTCTTAGAAGTGCCAAGAGAACCAGTTTCTTTGCTACCAAGGATAACCTTACCCATGGTATTAACAGCAGTTTCAGGGTCAGTGTTGCCAGCGAGAGTAAAGGTACACTTAGAGGTGGGGTCACCAGTACCAGTTACAGAAGTGGTAATCTGAACACTTCCGCCAGCCTTAACAGTAGCTGCGGTGGGAGTAACGGTAACAGCAGTTACGGTAGGAGTAGCGGTACCGAAGGCAACTGCATTAGCAAAGGGAGAGAGGGAATATACCATCCACACATGGTAGAAGTAATTCCAGTACAGGCCCTCACCGTTATATGCGGTCTTAAAGGTACGCAGATAATCGTAAACCTGATACCAGTTCTTATCCACGAGAATGGCTTCGATACCATCATCACCAAGGTCACCGATATTATCTACCACGATAACATGACCGGCGAACTCTGCCTTATCCATATGGAAAGCAGCAGCCAGCACATCAACATCCATTCGAGCGTTGAAGTCAGGAGTGGTAATAAGGTACTGCTCATCCTTAGGAGTGGAAGTCCAAACACCAGCGTAGTTCATCTGATTGTTAAATATGGTCATGCCGTCAGACACAGCCTTAATCTTAATCATAGCTTCACGAGCGGATGCAGCATCAGTAACAGCGGTGATAGGCTCAACGATAAAGCGACTGTTCTCGTTCCACTCACTGATAAGCTGCTTCATCTGAATGAACTCGTCCAGCGTAGCAGACTTATACATGGAATCAACCAGCCCAGCGATGAAACGGTCAAGGCTATCGTAAGACAGGAAAGCCTTACGGAGCTGTTCATTGGAGATAGTCAGAGGATAATTGAGCTGACTATCAACGCTGTGGAACACAGAGGACACATTGGGCAGATGACGCTTAAACAGAGTGTCTTGTGCAGCTCTGGGGTCGTAGGTCTGCGCTTTAATAACATCAATGTAAATTTCCTCAATGGTTTCACCAACCGCCAGTCTGCCCTTTTTCAGTGCAGCAAGAGGGTTAGTTGCCATACGATTGTTCAGGATAACAAGACCGATACGATTAACCAGCGCATTGACGAACTCGTTAGCCTGTGCTTCGTAGGTGAGAATAGCATCACCGACTTCGTGTAGATTTTCTGCGGTAGCTTCAGGGATTCTATCCTGATATACAGCAGTAGCGTTCTGACGAATTACATTCAGAACATTAACACCATTTGCCATAATTATTCATCCTTTCCAGTGTAAGATTCAGCTACTTCTTCATAGGTGAGCTGTTTACCCTCTTCATCATCTTTAATGTCCTCGCTCTGTTTATCCTTAGCTTCCATAAGGTCAGCGTTGCCACCAAAGAATCTGTTAATGTACTGCTCACGCAAGGTATTGTACTTGCCGTTCAGTTCATCGTACTCTGCTTGCGACACGCCATCAATTACCTCCATGCTTGCATTATAATCGTCACGCAGCCGGGTAATCATTTCAGCGCCATCGTCAGGGTTCTCATAGAATCCCATAATAGTACGCATATAGGATTCATGTTCTTCAGGTGTAAGTCTTGCCATTATCATTCACCTCCTTTGCGTAGAATACTGTCAATCTTGTCAGCAAGGGATTGCATCACTTTAGTGTTATCCCTGATGACATTAGCCTGTTCCTGATTGTTTTTCAACAGCAGAATACAGACAACAGCCGGGAAGCCAATGCTGGAAATTAGATTAGTCAATTCACCCCAATCCACAGCCTTTACCTCCTTAAACCTTTATTTCATTAAGCATTTTCATAACTCCCACCCATGCAGCCTTTGCCTTGCCAGTTTCGAACCTCATTTTTCCTTGTTGAAAAAGGACAGTGGCTAACCGCCATACAGGTTGGTTGCGAACTGACTTAACCATAAGCGTATTTGGTGTGTGGTCTGCCATGCTCAATGTGTACTTTAATGGATAAGATGGGTCATAATCCTCTGAGCAATACATAAGCCCTACCTTATCATCTCGCCATATTCCGTAAAATTCTCCGTTAAAGAAGAATCCAAAGTAATAGTAAGCTGTACCTTGTTTTCGTTCCAAGAACTCATTAGAATCTCTAAGAGCTACATTACCTATTGCATATTCACCGTAAGAAGTTCCTGCTATGATTTTACCGAATCTTGTTTGTGCCATATGATTAGCAAATTCTTCGCTACTTACCTTAAGAAGAATAACATCTCCACCTTTAGCTTTAGCTACTGTCTGTTCCCCAACAAGCTGCAAGCCAAAGTATAGGAAGTAGGGGTTATAAAGCGAAACATTGTTAGCAAGAAATACAACCCTTACATCTCTATCTCTTGCTACGGTGGAGTATGCTTCAAGGAAAGTTTCAACCTCATTCCTTAAATAGTGATAAGAGGAAGATGGGTCAATAAGAAATTCCTCAAAGATGATTAAGGTAACTCCGGGATAAGCTGTTGACTTCTCTACAATCTGCGTGGAAAGTGTCATGCAGAAACCTGCAAGCTGTTCATCAATATAAAGCCCTTTTGCCGTAGCCTTAAATTGATGGTCAGGGAACTCTTTAGCAACATCTGCAAAGAATGTTGGTACAGACTTCTTTAACTCTGTCTTGTATCTGCGCAGGTAGACGAACTGTTCACCTTTAGCCAAGAAATTCTTAATGGCTCTTTTCTTTGCAGAGTAAGTTTTACCAATACCACGACCTCCCATTATCATTGTGAATAGGGCGTTGTATGATAAAGCACTATCTATATTATAATACATAACCGTTCCTTTCTTATGGTGGAAACAGGGAGTGCATAAGCAAGGTAGCAAACCCAACCGCACCGGCCGGTTTCACCCGGTTGCTGTCCGGCACTGGTACTCATACACCACCCCTGCTCCTAATTTTATTATACACCTTTTCCATAAAAAATCAAGTTCGATAAATGGTAAATTTTATTTCGGCTTAATAGTGAACTCTTTGTCTGTTAATACTACACCACCCCTGACACGCTCATGCATAAGTTTACCAGCAAAAGATGAACCTATCTTAAAGTTATCCGGGGTTACATATTTATAGCAGCCTTTCGGCATACCTGCACAAGTAATTTTCCAACCGTTACTTTCAGCGTATTTCTCCGGGTCTTTCTTCTTAAATTCCTCTGCGCTCTTTCCACAGGGATGCTCCATGTAGGTTTTCTGTCTAATGAATATTGCTTCATCTGCTTGCATTTCATAATCCCAAGCACCCAGTTTAACAGGGTCAACATCAAGATTGTCAGGTATCTCATGACCTATTAAGTGCAAGCTGTCAGTGTCAGCATAGATGAATCTGTCGTATACCTTTTGTGCTGCTGTGATGGTGGTGTATCTCGCCCACGCTGTAATATAGCAAGCCATTGGAATGTAAACAGGCTCACGCTTTTCAGGCTCACCGTCACGATAAATAACCTTATCATCCTCATAGTACGGTATCTTGGAACGACAGCTTATTTTTAATCCAAACTTTCCATAAAGAGCGTTAAGCATTAGCTTGGCAAGTGTTCTCATACCGGCATTACCCTCTATGGTTGCTTGCTGCTTTACCTTAATCCACTTGTCAATATATTCTGTGAACATTCCTGTTTTGGATTTGAACATATAACCACCAAGATATTCATACACATATACATCGTAGTGGGTGAACAGCAATTCAAGGTCTACACTTGTCAAAGTGAGAATAACATCCTCGCCTTTCGTGTCTGTTATATACTCGTTAGGAATAAAACCAAGAGTGTTCTTTAACTGAATGGTTGGGAGCATACCTTTCTTAACCTTAAACTCACACCTAAGTCTTTGAACATAAAGAGGATAAACAGGGTTGTTCTCATACTTACCCTCAAACCTTACAGGTGTATCATATGGTAAAGGTCTGCTATACATCTGCGATGGATAAAGGCTGTTTACATCAAACACAGAAATTTTACCTAACTTCTTTCCTTGGAATCTTGGATTACAATAGGTAAATCCCCCTCTGTATGCCTTACGAATAATAACATCATCATCCTCACTGACAGCAGGGAACTTATATCTAAACTTTAATTCCCCACCCATGATTTTCTTATAGTCCGCAAGAGCATTAGAGCCTTGTGTAATCTTTGTCAATCCCTCGCCAAACATCGTGTTAAGAGCCATGGCAACTATACGAACATCGTTTTTAATGTATTCAGTTTCCTGTTCTGTTAAAATGTGACCAACTTCACGCTTAGACTTATAATCAATTTTAAGTTTAGAGATAGGTAATTTGAAGCTCTTGGCTATTTCCTCTACGCTAAATGGAATAATCTTTAAGCTATCTATTATCTTGGTACAGATTTTATTCCTCCCGCTTTTCTTGTGACAAATAGTAATAGTATAAAACACATTCATGTTACTGATAAGTGTTGTAAAAGTTTTTTCTTCCAACTCTTTAGCATCTTTAACAAAGGTGTAACCATTACGGAACAGCCAATAGATTATAAACTCACCATCAAACTTGAGGTTGTGAAAGTACAGTGTGTTATTGGCTGAGGATATTCTATCAAACATATCGTCAATAGAGTTCCCAACCGTAGTGTTAAAGTCACCCCCTATCTCACAAAGAGCATATGCCCACACTCGACAATCCTCTTTATCTGTTGTGGTTTCAAAGTCGGCTGTGTATTTCAGAATTGAATACCAAACACATCTTTAACTCCAATCGCAACCCCATATTCTGCATCAGTTGTTTTGTCAGGATAAAGGAAAGAAATATCACCTAACAGGTCAGTGTAATAAGCGTACTGAAATTCCTCAGGAGATAGCTGTTTAAGTGCGTTCAAAATATCTTTGGCTTCTTCTCTCCTTGCTGAACCTTTAATCTCTTTGTCAATTTCTTTAACTACATTTCGCTCAAAGGTTTCAAGATATGTTTTCTTGTACTCTTCCATCCGTTTCATTTCATCAAGATTAAGAGCCTTATCGTACATCTTATCTTTCCACTTATCATAATCATACTGGCTGCGGAATCGTTCAGGGTCTTTGTAAGTGTAGACCCTCTCGGTGAATTTATCCATCCATTGGACAGGGTCAACATTAGATACATTACCACCCATGGTTACTCCCTTTTCGTTTATCCACTCTTTAACTTCCTCAATCTTTTCTCTTCCCCTGCGCTCGCTCTCATTACCGAGAACCATAAGCTCTGCTTGTTCGTTCATAGAATAAGATGCTCTATTCCGATAGCTTAACTCTCTTGGTGCTTCCATAAAAGCATCAATGGAACGCTCTAAGGAATCCGCATCATCCTGTGTCATTAGCTTCCTTACAGTTTCAGCAGGATTGATATTTCTTATCTTGGAAGTAGGATTTAGGTTTGTGTTAATCCATCGTGCCAACTTGTTTCGCTCTTTAATCTTAGTTTGAAGTCTTGCTCTTTCAGCTTCGGAGATAGCCATAGATTATTCCTCCCTTACTTTCTTATCATCGTGAGGAAAATCTTTTTCTTTAAGCCACTGACAAACCTCATCATATTCTTCATCAGTCAAGCCCCAAACGGTAACTTGCCACACATTCTCACCGGCGGAATAGCCGTTAAGGTTGTTGTTCTTCATAATGGCAGGATAATCTTTGAAGCTATAGTTTACATCTACAAAACCTTTAATGCCATTGCAAGTCCCCTTAGCACCATACTGCCACATACCACATGGTATAGATGGTTTCCTGTTCCAGTTAGCAATCCAAAAATCGTGTGCTTTAAGGTTGGCCTTTATCAGCTTATTGTTCATCCAATCTTCCGAACAGTAAATGCCAGCATAATAACCTGCTTCCTCAATCGTTTCACAAAATGCTTTAACGCAAGCTGTTCGTGTGATAGGGTCAAGGTTATCTGCTCTGCCAAGGCTCTGCCGGTGGCCACTTTCTTCGGTGTCGATATAGATAGGATAATCAACCTCTAACCCTCTAAGTCTTTCAAGAGTAAACAGGGCTTCCTCTTTGGCTTCTTCCTCTGTGATTGCTTGCGTAAAGAAGTAAACACCAAATGGAATACCTCTCTCGATACAACCGTTAAGGTTATACTTCCACCAACCATCCTCTTTAAGAGTTCCGTCACCGTAACCACGATAGCCAACACGGATAATGCAGAAGTCTGTGGCTGCTTTAACCTGCTTAAAGTCTATCTTGGAGTAGGTGTTATTAGCATAGCTAATATCAATGCCGGTCTTAGTCATATAAGATTCCTCCTTATAAATCTTTTGTTAATACCAAACCTTTTTCGGTAAGGCAATATAAACCATCACAACCTTTATTTTTAAACGCAACAGTTACATCTTGCCCATTACCTGTTTTACTCCATCTGACAAATCTGCCTAAATCAAATTTATTCATACAATCCTTAAACTCTATCCCTAAATGTTTATCAATTAAAGAATATTCAACATAGTTACCTAATTCCAAGCTTATTAATACATCAATAGAGTCCATAATTACCTCCTAATGATAACAATTGCCCCTGCGGTGGGATTAACACAGGGGCTTTGTTTTACTTAATTATTTTACTATCTATTAGATAGCTTTCAGGGTCATGGTCTTACGGCCTTTCTTGGTGCTAAGATTCTGAACCTCAACAGGCAGGGCAGGCTCCCAAGTAGGTTCACCAAATACGGCAACCAGCTTTTTAATGGCGGAGTAAATGCCGGAAGAAACACAGGTGTAGCTTTCGCCGTTCTCATCAATAAGAACCACTCGAGCGTTAGCAACCATATCGCCAGTTTCATCGTTCATGTTCTCGACACGCTCAATGGAGATATCCTTAATGTTCAGCTTCTTACCAACAAAGTCAGACAGCTTGTGGTCAGGGCTGTTAATGGCGTTATACATCGCTACGAGAGCTTCACGAGAATCGCCCTTAATGGAGCAGTAGGATTCAGCATTGTTAAGGTCGGTCAGTACAGTGTTATTCATGTGATAATCTCCTTTAATTAAATAGTGTTAATGTATGAACTTACTTCTCAATCATGTGAGCAACGGAGAGGAACTCCTCAACGGTGCAACCGAACAGGTAAGAATCCTCAACGAAACCATCAATGATAACGCTGTCGGTTTTCTTCAGGCCGAGCTGTTTCTTAATGATAGCAGCAGGGTTGCCAACCATTCCATCAACAGTGATGGTTTGAGGAGCAGAGGTTTCACCGTTAATAACAGTGCGGAAAGTGATGGTGGTTTCTTTAACGATAGTGCGAGTAATCATAGCCATTTGATTTAATCTCCTTTGTTAATTAAAATTTTGTTGTGATAGGCTGTTGGTTAATCCCACGACAGAGAGGTTTAATCCTCTCTGTTTCGCCGTTTACGGCTCATCAGGTGGGTTATCACTTTAAGGATTAAAGCCCAAATGAATAGTACGATGGTGGCGAATCCTGCACACATTAGTAGAGTTAAGAATACGGTGTTGTGTAATAAATTCATCAGTCACCACCTACCCAACTACCTTTAATGTTATACATTCTGTGCCCTGTTTCAAGCGATTCAATAAAGGAATAACGATTCATCTTCTTAACAGGGACGAACTCAGAAAAGCCGATAGAATAAATGAAGAACCCGGAACCGTCACTGTCAACATTAACCTGCTGTGCGTTAAGTCTGCCGTTAAAGCCAAACTTATAGCCAAGCACAAATCCTTTATTGGACTTCATAGAACATACAGTCATAATCTCACCTCCTTATGCATGATTGCAGTCTTTACGAATACAGGATAGTGGGTTACACTCTTTAACCTGTGTCCAACCAAACGGTACTGTACCAATTCTACAATATTTGCAACACGCCATCCCCTCAAGGGTGTAATCAGGGTGACAATCATTAAATGCGAAGTCGCAAATGGTACAGGGTTTTATATCTGTTGATATAATCATTTTAATCACTCCTAAGTAAAGATTCACATTCCATTAGCAACCAACGATATTCTTTAACGGTGAGATTGCCTTTGGTGTATAGGTGGTGGGTTTTAGCAAGAATTTTCTCAACCGAAAGAGGGGAATAAACCCCTCTTTTCATGTTCTCAATGCACCAGCGGAGATAGTTAAAGTTAGTCATGTGTTCCTCCCATATGCATAGATTGCTAATACTATGATGAGAAAACCAATAGCCGGAATAATGGTATCGTATAGCATTTGATTAACCCCCTTATTCGTTCACAAATGGGATGAGTGGCTCATACTCAATGTGAGAACCTTGCTTATCTCTAACCCTACGATAGATAGGGAAGTTAAGGACTCTGTAATAGTGATTCCTTAACCATACTCTAAACTTTGCGATGTGTTGGGAAGTGGTGTTACTATAATAATCGAATACAAATAGGCGGTCGGTGAGGGGGATGTAAACTGCTACAAAGGTGGAGTAGCTACGGAGTAGGATGGGGCAACACTTAAAGAATCCACTGTAATTACATAAGCAAATTTCAGCCTTGCAGTAATAGAGCCGTACACTGTAAGAAGTGGTTAGCTCATTAACAGCGTTTAAGAAGGTGGTGCGGGGGATGGCGGGGTAGATGGTACCATCGGAACGGTCTACATAACAGCCTTTAGCGTGAGCATTCTCAATATATTCTTTGGTAACTCTCATGGTTATTCTCCTTTTATAGAAATTATTAAGCGGGAGAGGGCGTTAGCCCTCACCGCTTTCCTTAGTCTGACTTGCAGGACGCTGAACCGGGACGCTGTACTTGAGAAAGTCGCTAACCAGCATACCGCGCAGCTCCTCGATATAATCGCAGCTTTCTACAATGATAACAGAACCGGGGTTAGCTTTGTTGAGTTTCTCGGTCGCTTGCTCGATACTCATTTTACCCTTAAACTGAGTTGCAATAGATTCGGTGAACATTTCAGGTTTACCGTCTACTACCTTAAGGGCTGTTCTCGTGAACTTTACGAGAGTATCGGCAAAAGTGCGGGTGATGTAATTGCTGTTTGCGGTGATAATTTCGTTGTTGCTGTTCATTGTAATTCTCCTTTTTTCAATTCAATTCTGTTTAAGGTATTCGGTCACTCTGTATTTCGCATACCGGCTTGTGACGGTCAAAGGCTACATTAACCGCCTTAGGCGGATTAAAATTCAATGATTTCTCCATTATCGAGGGATTGAATGGAGAAATAACCGTCAATCTCTCTTTCGTTTACTTCTCCATCACACCACACGATGTGACAAATATCGGATGTCCCGTCATAAATTACGGCTCTCATAGCTTCATATTCCTGATAATTACCATTGGCGTAGGTAACACCCATTCCGCTTTTACTGTAAATAATTCTCATAATTTAACCTCTTTCCAATTTAATCCATAGCGATGCTAACCACCTAAATGGTAGTTCCTGTATTGCAGCCCTTGCCGGGCTGCCTGACCCTGTACTCTCCGGGAGACCCTTTTCCCTCTCCCTGTACTCACAGTATACCACACCTACCGGCTGCATGTGTGAACAAACTATGAACATTCTGTGAACATTTTGTAAACAATTTATGAACACATATTTTACCAGTTATTTGCCAAATACTGTCAGAACAGCCGGCTACTTGCCAGAAATTACCAAAATGGGGGGATATGGCAAAAAATGCCAACA